TTCTATATAAGTGCGGATACCACGTTGGACTAAATCCTTCTGCAGCTCTGTTTACATCTTCTACAACATAATATCTTTTAAGACTAGTAGCAAAATCATTTTCTGCATACTCATCTTTTAAGTGTGGTATTTCTATTACATCTCCTGGCATTATTTTTCTACCTAGTGAGCTAACACTTGATGTAATATGTATAGTCATAAACAACGTATCATTAGTTAAGAATAACCCAAATTGACTTAAATCAAAATCAATGTCTTGTACATTGTATATGCCTCTAATAGTATAGATATCATCATCGTACTTTCTGTCTCTATTTTCTAAAAACAAAATATCTTGAATCTGAGTATTATCTTTAACAACTTCTCCATCGTCAGTACCTACGTATTTGTGTATATTCACATCAGTACCGCCAATAGTAAACATTTCATAGATCCTTTGATCCATAAATTTGTAATCGTTGCCCTTTTCTGGTTTGTATAATGATAGTCTTGGCATATACATATTTATCGATACGATAAATACTATTGGAGAACAAGACATATGGCTACAGGTATAACTACACAAAAACAAGAAATATTCGACTATGTAAACGCATTTTTAGGTGGAGGCATGGTTGATGTTGAACTTGATCCAATTCATTATGAATCTGCTTTAACAAAAGCACTTACAAAATACAGACAAAGAACAGATCATGCTGTAGAAGAGTCATACTTGTTTTTAACACTTACTGAAGATCAAAACGAATACATATTACCAAATGAGATTATTGAAGTAAGAAAATTATATCGTAGATCTATAGGTTCACGTAGCGGCAACGCAGGCGGAAGTTCAATGTTTGAACCATTTAACTTAGCATTTACAAATACGTACCTACTTAGTGGTTCAACACAAATGGGCGGATTAGCAACATATGATATGTTTGCAGGTTATCAAGAACTTGTAGGTAGAATGTTTGGTAGCTTTATTGAATTTAAATGGAATACAACAACTAAAAAATTAACAATACTACAACGTCCAAGAGGCGAAGAAGAAGTGTTAATTTATGCATATAACTATAGACCAGATGACCAATTGTTCCAAGACTATCTTGCAAAACAATGGATCAAAGATTACACACTAGCATCATGCAAATATATGTTAGGTGAAGCACGTAGTAAGTTTGCAACAGTAGCAGGACCGCAAGGCGGAACATCTTTAAATGGTGATAGCCTTAAAGCAGAAGCACAATCCGAAATGGATAAATTAGAACAAGATTTATCTCTACAAGTAGCAGGTGGTGTAGGCTACGGATTCTTAATTGGCTAAGCCATCTCAAAAAGAAGCCTGTAGGCTTTTTTATATGGTTAAAGGCCATCTTCCAAATGATATGAAAACAATTTATGCCTGCTATGACGGCTACTTTAAGCGTCTATGGAATAATACCGAAAGTTATACGCACGAAGTAGGTTTCGAAGAAGAATATAAAAAAATGCTTGACAAACAATATAAATGACTTTATACTGTATAGATAATTAAGGAGTCATTATTTTGTTGCCCAAACTATTAATTGTCGGTCACGGCCGCCATGGTAAAGACACTGTCTGTGAGTTACTAGAAAAATACAGTTATACATTTCAATCATCATCTAAATTTTGTTCAGAACTTTTTATCTTTAATGATCTAAAAGACCAGTACGGATATGCTGACGAAGAAGAGTGTTATGCTGATAGACACAATCATCGCACAGAATGGTATAATATGATACACGACTATTGTAAAGATGATTTAGCAAAACTAGGACGTAACTTATTTGCAGAACACGACATATACTGTGGACTACGTAATAAGCGTGAATTCTTTGCAATGCAAAATGAAGAAATATTTGACTATGCTATTTGGGTAGATAGAGCAGACCATTTGCCCTTAGAAGATCCTAGTTCAATGAGCATTGAGCAATGGATGTGTGATTACACAATTGATAATAATGGCGACTTAGCACGTTTAGAAAAAAACGTAGATATACTAATTAAAACTATTTTTAAAAATCGGGGACTAAGTCTCCCTGCTTCCACGCAACTCCCTCTTTTTGAAGAGTTCGCTGACAGTTAGCACAAATAGTTTTTAAATTAGTTGGTCGACAATTTTCAAGGCGCCCATCAATATGATACACATCAAATTGTTCACTGTGTTTTGATTTATATCCACACTTCTCGCATTCATTCTTTTTGACATAACCGTATTGTTGCCAACGAGGCAAACCTTTACCCGGCCCGCTATACCTAGCACAACTTTCGCATTTACTTCTATAGTAAGGTTTATTAGCCTTATAATAGTTTATAGCACATGGTTTACTTTTACAATTCTTACACAACGGTCTCATACTAGTATTTACCTGCCCTTTTCGGTCCCTTTTTCTAGGTGTTTATCACGGTCGATTTGTAAAATCTTGCTAAATAACTATAACAACTACTCAACAGGAGAAAAAAAATGGCATTATCATCACCAGGTGTAGAAGTCAAGGTAATAGACGAAAGTTTTTATACCCCAGCTGAACCAGGCACCGTACCAATGATTTTTGTTGCTTCCGCAGAAAATAAAACAAACGGAAGTGGCACAGGAACAGCAGAAGGAACGCTAAAAGCAAACGCTGGCAAACCTTACTTGCTTACCTCACAAAGGGAATTAGCTGAAACATTCGGCGACCCAGTATTTTATACAGATTCAAATAACAACCCAGTACACGGCGGAGAGCTAAACGAATATGGTTTACAAGCTGCTTACTCGTTACTAGGTGTTAGCAATAGAGTTTATGTAACTCGTGCAGATATTGACTTAGGTGTTTTAACACCAACAGCAGATGAACCAAAAGATAGTCCAGCAGATGGAACTAACTGGTTTGATACTAATGATAGTTCATATGGTATTTTTGAGTGGAACAGCTCACCAAAGAACATCACAGGCGGTCAGTCATTTAGCGTAAGAACTCCAATTGTTATTACAGATACAACTAAGTTAGACGGTAATGGAGATCCTAAAGAGTCAGTTGGAAATATAGGTGATTATGCAGTAAAAGCAACAACAGATGTCCTAAGAGTATATTACAGAAACTACACAGGTAGTTGGGTTAAAGTTGGCTCAACAGCGTGGATTAATTCACACTATGTAGCACAAGGTACAGCATCAAATCCAACACTGGGTGGTGCAACAAACTTAACTATTACTGTAGGGTCTGGTTCGCCAATTACAGTAGCAGAAGGTACAGACTTAGCAGATACAGTATCAACAGCAAACGCAGATGCAAGTTTCCAATCAGCAGGAATTAGTTTTGCTGCAATTGATGGCAAATTTAGCATATTTAATGATGCGACAGGCGATGAAAGAATTACTATTTCTGACACAGACGGTTTGCTTGGCAAACTAGGTTTAACAGCAGGAACATTTGATGCACCTAAAACACAAATTAGTGCTCACACAAGTGTACCTGAATTTAAGTCAGGTGATACAACTCCACGCCCAACAGGCAGTGTTTGGTTAAAAACTACTGAGCCTAATCAGGGTGCTAATTGGAAGTACAAGCGTTATAATGCTAACACAGCATTATTTGATAATGTTTCAGCACCAATTTACGGTTCAGCAGCAGCGGCGTTATATTGGTTAGACAGAAGCGGCGGCGGTGTTAACTTACCAGCAGGAACTACTTTTGTAAAATCAAATGCAGAAGATGCAACTTCAGTTGAAGGCGCATTTACAATCTTTAGTCGTGCTAACACAGGCGCAACTACAATTACTGGTAGTGCTATTACAGCAAGTACATTTAGTGCTCAAGCATATGCATTTAATATTGCAGAAACAGACGCAGGTAAAACAGCGTTACAAAGTGCTGTAACAGTTAGCTTCACAGCAACAGGTGCTGTAGGCGATGCAGACTTAATGGCAGGTGCTATTAACAATTCAGCATTAGAAAATATTCAAGCAGAAGTAACAGCAGACAACAAACTAGTTGTTAAGCACACACAGGGTGGCGACTTTACTATTGTTGATTCAGACGGCGCATTTGCAGCTGCTGGATTTGTAGCATTTGTAGTTGGCAACCCAAGCACAACAACTAACTTATACAACAGAAATAGTGTACTTACAGCAAGTAACTGGAAGAAGGCAGTATTCACAGCAAGTGATGATGCTCCAGGAGCATTGGCTGCACAAGGTGCATTATGGTACAACAGTATTGTTGACGAAGTTGACATGATGATACACAATGGTACTACATGGGTAGGCTATCAGAACTTTAGTTCAGATTATGCAGATACTAACCCAACTGGTCCTATGGTTTCAGCAACAGAGCCAACACAGCAAACAGATGCAACAGCATTAGTTGACGGTGACCTTTGGATTAGCACAGCAGATTTAGAAAACTATCCATTAGTTTATAGATATGACGGTGTTAACTTAGCATGGGCAATAGTAGACGTTACAGACCAAACATCTGAAAACGGTGTACTATTTGCAGATGCACGTTATAATACAGCAGGTGCTAACGCAGACGAAGCTGGTAGTATTGTTGACTTATTAACAAATAACTACTTAGACCCAGATGCTCCAGATCCAGCACTATATCCAAAAGGTATGTTGTTATGGAACTTACGTAGAAGCGGATTTAACGTTAAGCGTTTTGAACGTAACTATGTAGACATTAATGGTACAAATGGTAGATTTAACAATGACGAATCAATGGCTGGTTACTATCCACACAGATGGGTAACTGAGTCAGGCAACCAAGCTGATGGTTCAGGTAGCTTTGGACGTAAAGCACAGCGTAAAGTTGTTATACAAGCGTTACAGGCTATGGTTAATAGTAATGATGATATTAGAGATGATGAATCAAGACTATTTAACATTATGGCAACACCAGCGTATCCAGAGCTAATTGGCGAAATGGTATCACTAAACTATGATAGAGGACTAAGTGCATTTATCGTAGGTGATAGCCCAATGAGATTAACACCAGATGCTACTTCACTAAATGAATGGGCAACTAACGTTCGTAAGGCTGTAGAAGATAATGACGATGGCTTAGTAAGTTTTGATGAATACTTAGGCATTTACTATCCAGCAGGCTTTACAAGTGATAACGCAGGTAACAACATTGTTGTTCCAGCATCACACATGGCGTTAAGAACTATTGCACTAAGTGATCAGGTATCGTTCCCATGGTTTGCACCAGCAGGTACAAGACGTGGTGGTGTTACTAACGCAACAGCAGCAGGTTATATTAATAGCGAAGGCGAATTTACAAGTGTAGCACTTAACGAAGGTCAAAGAGATACACTTTACGCACAAGCAATTAACCCAGTTACATTCCTAAGCGGAAGCGGATTGGTTGTATTTGGACAGAAAACAAGAGCAAGAAATGCAAGTGCATTGGATAGAATCAATGTAGCACGTTTAGTTGTATACTTACGTAGTCAACTTAACAAACTTGCAAAACCTTACTTGTTTGAACCAAATGACAAAATTACAAGAGATGAAATCAAAGGTGCAGCAGAAAGTCTAATGTTAGAACTTGTTGGACAAAGAGCACTTTATGACTTCCTAGTTGTATGTGATGAATCAAACAACACACCAAGTAGAATAGATCGTAATGAACTATATCTTGACATTGCAATTGAACCAGTTAAGGCAGTAGAATTTATATTCATTCCACTTAGACTTAAAAATACAGGAGAAATTGCAGGACTTTAATTAGGTGATAGACCCCTGAAATATGGGGTCGACACTTTGATAAATACTAGCAACAGGAGAAAAATAGAATGGCAATCTCAACATTATCAAAAATTACAGTTCCTTTAGCGAGCGATACAAGCGCAAGCAACCAGGGACTTTTAATGCCGAAACTACAATATCGCTTTAGAGTGACATTGGAAAATTTTGGTGTAACAAACGCAACAACAGAATTAACAAAACAAGTTATTGATGTTACCCGTCCTAACATAACATTTGAAGAAATTACACTAGACGTGTATAACTCCAGAAGTTACTTAGCAGGTAAACATACTTGGGAACCAATTACATTGAATGTACGTGATGACGTAAGTAACAATGTACAGAAACAAGTAGGCGAGCAACTACAGAAACAGTTTGACTTCTTTGAACAGTCAAGTGCAGCAAGTGGTATTGACTACAAGTTCCTAACACGTATTGAAGTATTAGACGGTGGTAACGGTGCAAATGAAGTAGGTGTTTTAGAAACATTTGAACTTTATGGCTGTTTCCTAAATAATGCTAACTACAACACACTAAACTATGCAACAAGTGATGCAGCTACTATTGCACTATCAATTAGATATGATAACGCAATTCAAACTCCAGTAGGACAAGGAGTTGGTACAACGATTGGCAGAACAGTCAACTCGTTAGTAACAGGCGGCGGCGTATAATAAACGCTAACTAGATTGCTATTCGAATAAGAAAAGGAAGTCGGAAACGTCTTCCTTTTTTTTATATACGTACTTAATCCTAGAGGATAAATATTAGTATGGGAAATAAGTTAAACGGATTCTTAGATAATTTTTTCGGCGGTGCTCTAAACCCTAAGGGTAACTTAGGCGACTTTGCACATGCCTCTAGATTGTATGTAGACGATGCATTCAGGCTTGCCCCTAAAACAAAGTTTCTTTATTTTGTAAATTTTAACTTTTACAAAGATGACAAGCACGATGTTTTAGCAGGCTTTCCAAAAATGAAAAATAGACATAGAGCAGAATTAAATATGCTCGTAAAAAGTGTCGACCTTCCACAATACAGATCAGCTGTTGAAGTAAAAAATGCTTACAACAGAAAGAAGAATGTGCAAACACGTATAGACTATACTCCGGTTAGTCTTACAATGCATGATGACAATAACGGTATAACAACTATGTTGATGGAAGCATATTATAGATACTATTATAGAGATAGCAACATATCAAATATTACAGCAAGTTATGACCCACGTTCAGCTTACAAAGAAGCAAATGGCAGAACATATAGATTTGGTCTTGACAACGATAAAATAGTACCGTTCTTTAAAGACATAAAACTATATCAATTCAGCAGACACGAATATACAGAATACACACTTGTTAATCCACTTATTGAAAGTTGGGGCCATGATACTATGGATCAAACAGACGGTTCTGGTATAGCAGAAAACAAAATGACTATTAACTATGAAGCTGTATTGTATAGTAGAGGTAAAGTAGGCGAAGATAGTCCTGCAACATTTGCAACAGATCATTACGATACTTCACCAAGCCCATTAAGTGTAGCTGGTGGCGGAGTAGCCAGCTTGTTTGGCGGTGGCGGTGTACTAGATGGTGCATCAAGTGTGCTAGGTGATATTACTGGCGGTACTTTTGGTTTAGGTAGTGTACTTAAACTTGCTAACACTGTTAAGAATGCGAAAAAATTAAGTAGCGATAGTCTTAAATCAGAAGGTTTAAGTATTTTGACTGGCGCTATTACAGACGTAGGCAAAAAAGGCTTAGGTGGTTTACCAGGTATATCAGTTCCTAAGTCTAACGGTAACGGCGGCAGTTCAGATACTACAACTGCTACATCAAATAGTGCAACTAATAATTCTGCACTTTCAGCATCAAAAGTTGGTTCAGCACAAGCAGCAAATAACTTACCAGTAACAACAGGAGATGGCGGATAATGGCACAAGGAAATTTACCACAACGAGGTTACAACAATAGTGACGAGCCAGTTAGAGAATTCTTTGATACATATTATCAAAACAAATTAGAATTTCCTAGCAATGATGTAGATGCTGTATTAGCATATTTTGGCAAACGTGGGTTTGAAGATAGAGCTAGTGCAAGTGTTGCTAGTACACTTTTACAACAAGCAAAAATAGACAATGTACCTGTATTTAGATTACTTGATACATTAAAAGGTTTAAATGAAAGTCAACTTAGTGCATTAGTTGCAGAAGTATTAAACTATGCTAGAGGAAAAACAAGTACTCTAGGTTTTCAAGTACCAATAGAAACTAACATCATAGAGTCCAGAAACATAGAAGTTTTTGAGGACTAGAAATGGGCAGATTCGCTCAGGGTAAATTTAATCTAAAAAATCCTGACAAATACTCAGGCAACAAAACTCCTACATATAGAAGTAGTTGGGAATTTGCATTTATGCGTTTTTGTGACGAACATCCGAGTGTAGCTCAATGGGCTAGTGAAGCAATAAAAATTCCGTATAGACATCCTTTTACAGGAAAGCATACTATATACGTACCTGACTTTTTTATAGTGTATGTAGACAGAAACGGCAAACAAAAAGTTGAACTAATAGAAGTTAAGCCAGCAAATCAAACAATTAAAGAAAAAGTAGGCAGATCAAAAGTAAATCAAGCGGCATGGGTAGTAAATCAAGCCAAATGGGGTGCAGCACAAGCATGGTGTAAACAAAAAGGTATCTTTTTTAGAATAGTAAACGAAGATGATATTTTCCACCAGGGCAAAAGAAGATAAATAATACTAGTAGTTAATAGGAAGTACTATGACGAAAAAATTAGAAGAAATGTTAGATTTACCAGAGTCTAAAGAAATAATACAAGAAGCAAAGGCCAAAGAAGAGTCTAAGCCTATCGCACAGCATAAAGAAACATTACGTGATATTGCTGAGTTTGATAAGATTAGTTCAGCATTACCTGCAGTAAAAGGGTTAGGCCAAATGGCAGATGTTGAACTTAATGACATTGCTGACAGAGCATTAACAGCATATGAAGATCTAATGGATCTTGGTATGAATGTTGAATCACGTTATAGTGGTCGTGTATTTGAAGTAGCAGGCGGCATGTTAAAAACAGGGCTTGATGCTAAGATAGCAAAACTAGACAAAAAACTAAAAATGGTTGATTTACAACTTAAAAAAGAGAAATTGGATAAAGACAGTGGCACCGGAGATGACAGTATGGTGAACGGAGAAGGCTATGTTGTAACAGATCGCAACAGTCTATTAGAGAAACTAAAAAACGTCCAATCAGATAAATAATATATATAGGAAAATTACAATGGCGTTTGAAAAATTTTTAGCAGAAGCAAAAAAGGTGTATCCTTTTAAAATCGGTATAGCTGGAGAACTTCCAGAAGGCTGTGAGGACATGTTGAAAACATGCTTAGAAAAGTATGGAGTTAACAACATAACTTCAGGTAAGAAAACACCTATTCAAGAACGTCCATTAGATTTTCCACAACTACAAAATATGGAAGTTACATATTTTGAAACAGAACTTAATTATCCAACAACAACTCAAGTACTACAAGAGTACTTAGGTCAATGCTGTGGTATAGATCAATCTTACATCATTGTTAGAAACCCAATGGAACCACAAGAGCAATATCAAGAAGAAACACAAGACGGTGAGTATGTTGCAAAACTAACTACCGAAGAACTAGAAAGTGTTGACGGCCAAAACGAAGTTGCAAGCAACAGAGTAATGGACTTATTAAAAGAGTTAGAAACAGCTCGTAAAGAGCGTAGTTTCGATACTGTCGACGGACCAGTTGGTGAGTCAAGTGATATCGACAACAGCGAAAACACTAAAAGCGCAATAGGGAGCTAATTATGAATATGAAAGATATGATTCAGCGAATGACAGATATCGAAGCTGAAAAACAACAATTAAATGAAAACGAAGCAGGTATGCCGCCTATGGATGCTCCAATGAGTGCTCCAGCAATGGACCAAGGCAATCCTGTAACAATTAACGTATCAATGAATGCTAGTGGCAAAGAACACGTAGCAGACTTATTAGATATGATGAAAAATGCAGGGTTAAATGATGCAGAACCTGTAAGTGCAAAAACACTTTCACCACGTATGGATATGGAACGTTTAGCAGGTATTATGGATGATCCAAAGATTCCAGGTAAAGACGAAGTACCAGGTGACGAAGATACAACAGATAGTAGTTGTAATGATGACATTGATGCAGACGATGAATCAGTAGAAGAATTTGCTAATTCACCTGAAGGGTCAGCAGGCGATCCAGAATACAAAGATCATCACCACATGACAAAAGATTTAAGTGGCGGTATTAATCGTAAGAAGAAACAATACAAAGCTGCACAGCCAGGCGATAATGCAATGGCAATGGAAGGTATTAAAGAGCACCTTTATAACTTACTAGCTGAAAAGAAAGGCAAGCCAGACTTTTTAGATCTAGACAAAGACGGTGACAAGAAAGAGCCTATGAAAAAAGCTGCTAAAGACGCAGGCAAAGGCAAAGGTAGCAAACCTAAAAAAGGTAAAGTACCTCCACAGTTTCAAAAAGAAGCATACGAAGATAAAAAAGATAAAACAGAGAAGTGTCCAGAATGCGGTAAAACTGGAAAAGTTAAATTGATGGCTTGTGCCAGCTGCGGCTGTAAATAAGTAATAAAAAGACTACTAGCTCTCACAACTCAAATAGCGACTCCGGTCGCTATTTTTTTCACTAAATATTAATATGGCAACTAAAAGTTTAGATGGTGTTCTCACCAAGAAAGCAAATCAGAAAGAAACGTTTACCGAGGCTCAGATTGAAGACCTTGCTAAATGTATGGACCCTGATTTAGGATATTTGTATTTTGCAGAGAAATTTGCATTTATTCAGCATCCTGTAAAAGGCAAACTATTGTTTGCTCCGTTTGAATACCAGTTACGATTAATGCACTCATATCACAGTTATCGTTTTAACATTAATATGATGCCTAGACAAACAGGCAAAACTACATGTGCTAGTATCTATCTTGCTTGGTATGCAATGTTTAACCCAGATCAAACTATTCTTGTTGCGGCACACAAGTACACAGGCGCACAAGAGATTATGGCACGTATACGTTACGTATACGAAACTTGTCCAGATCATATTAGAGCAGGTGTTACCAGTTACAATAAAGGTAGTATTGAATTTGAAAATGGTTCACGTATTGTAGCACAAACTACAACAGGCAACACAGGACGTGGTATGTCTATATCATTACTATACTGTGACGAGTTTGCATTTGTGCAACCTAATATTGCTGAAGAGTTTTGGACATCAATATCACCTACACTAGCAACAGGTGGTCGTGCTATTATTACTAGTACACCAAACAGTGACGAAGATACATTTGCAACTATTTGGAAGCAAGCAGAAGAAAAATTTGATGAACACGGTAACGAACAAGAGTTAGGTATAAACGGGTTTCATAGTTTTGTTGCCCAATGGGATGAACATCCTGATAGAGACGAAGAATGGAAAGTCCAAGAAATAGGACGTATAGGCGAAGAAAAGTTTAGACGTGAATATGGTTGTGAATTCTTAGTATTTGATGAAACATTAATATCAAGTATATATCTTGCAACCATGGAAGGTGTAAGCCCTATATTAAATATGGGGCAAACACGTTGGTACAAAAAGCCAACTTCAGAATATACATATGCTGTCGCACTTGACCCTAGTATGGGTACAGGTGGAGACTATGCCGCAATACAAGTGTTTGAACTACCTAGTTATACACAGGTAGCAGAATGGCAACACAACACTACAGCAATACCTGGACAAATAAGAGTACTAGCAGACATTTGTAAGTACATACAGTCCGAGACTAATAACGAAAATGGTGTATATTGGTCTGTAGAAAATAATGGTATTGGAGAAGCGGCACTAATCGTTATAAACGATTTCGGGGAAGAGAATATACCAGGCCTATTTGTGTCTGAACCAATTCGAAAAGGCCATGTACGTAAATTCCGTAAAGGGTTTAACACAACACATGGCACAAAAATAACAGCATGTAGTAGATTAAAAACAATGGTTGAAGGCGACAAAATGATTGTGCATAGTAAACCATTGTTATCTGAACTAAAGGCATTTGTTGCTACAGGTTCTAGTTTCCAAGCAAAGGTAGGACATCATGATGATTTAATAAGTGCAACATTACTTGCTATAAGAATGATGGCTGTACTTAAAGACTGGGATCCTAGGATTTATAATACGTTTAATCAGGCAGAAGATTTAGAAGATTATGAACCACCAATGCCTATCTTCGTTAGTAGCAACTATTGATAAATACATTATGCAGAATATAGATATCATAGCAGAAGAATTGTTTTCAAAAATCAGGGGTAGATTTCCTGGAGTAACAATTGGCGACGAAGAAGGTAATGTTACACAAGAACCTAAACAAGCAAGATTCTTTGAATTTCCGTTTAGAGAAGCAGACGCTGATGTAGGCAAAGTAAGCATATCACTATCAGAAGAAGATGGTGTAGTTGTTATGCACAACAAAGACGTAGCAGAAAACAATGTAAGTAAAAGTACATGGTATGACTTCTTAAAAGAATTAAGAACTTTTAGTAAAAAACGTTTACTAAATTTTACAACTAGAGACATAACAAAGTCTAACTTAGAGAAAAGAGACTATAAATATCTTGCACAGCGATCCGGAGATAGCAACATGACAGAATCAAAATTATATGGCACATCTAAGATAAGTTATCAAGATGTTGGAGAAGCCAGACTAGTAATTAAGCACAACGAAAGTATTGACCAAACTTCACCTACAGGACGTAATAGAAGCATTGGTAGAATATATGTAGAATCACCACAAGGTGAGCGTTTCTTATATCCATACAAACATTTAAGTGGTGCAAGAGCAATGGCTCGTCACGTTGCAGAAGGCGGTAATGCTTATGATGATTTTGGTAAGCACATTACAAGCCTAAGCGAAGAATTAGCAAAACTTAGAAAGTTCAAAAATTACATGGGTCGCTCTAGTGTAATGGCAGAAAGTCTAAGTGAATATATGGATGTTGTTAAAGAACGTGTTGCATCAGTTAAGAAGACAATTGAATCATTACAAAAGCCAAAGTTTTATGCAGAAGCATTTGAAGCATTTGCTCCAGTTGTATTAGAAGATGTTCCGGCAGACGTTGCTGAAAATTGGATTGACCAATTAACTATTAGACAGTTTAATGAAGAACTATCAGATGTATTTCCATACATTTACAAACTAGTAAGTGAAGCAAGTAAAGCAGAAGAAATTAATCCAGGTGACTTAGACGAGTCAGGCTTACAACGTTACACAGGTATTAAGAAGTACGGCAAAAAAGGTTTTGAAGAATTACAAAAAGCAGGACGTGAGGGCGCCGGCGAAGAAGAAAAAGGTAAAATTAAAGACAAGTATCTAAGTAAAGAAGAAATTGCATTAGAACAAGGCTTTGAAGATATGATGGGTCAGTTTGCTGAAGGCGAAATGAAATGGAAGCAAACTAGTATGTCACCAGAAGAAGCTGTAGCAAAGTACGGCAAAGAACACGTAAAAGTTAAAAAAGGCGGACTACGCAACGGTGACGATATGGTATCAGTACATGTTGCAGATGAAAGTTTTGATCCAAGTTCGGAGCCAAGCAAAGCAGATATGATGGCAGACGAATTTATGTCAGCATATGAAAAAGGTGGTGAACCAGCACTAGCAAAAGCAATGGGCATAAGCGATCAAGAACTTGATCAAGAAATTACCGAGTACGGCATGGAACATGGCTTACATGCTGATGACGATAGAGATGATATTATCCAAGGTGTTATTGAACAAATGATCGATAACATGGACGAAGGCAATGCATATGCACACGCTGTAAAGAAAGCCAAAATGAATGGCAAGAAAAAAGGCGACAAAGTTGACGGACCAGACGGCGACGAAATAACACTTGAAAAGGACGAAAAGACACCATTAGGCGAGTTCATCCTTTCATACTATGATAGAGAAAACGGAAGTTTCCCTAAAGGTGAAACAGCAGTACTAACTATGATAGAAAAAGATTACGGTGAAGAGTTTATTGAACCAGCAAAAACTTTCATCGAAAAGATCAATCAAACTTTTGAAGAGTTTCAAATGAGAAACAATCCTCAACAAATGGAAACAGACTCAGAGTATGATCGAATGAGAGAATTAGCGGGACTCCGTTAATTATTTCAAAATAAAGGCAAGAAAACGCTTGACTTTATAAATATATGAGTGTAACATGTAATACATGTGTTATACTTTTTAGGCACATAAAATAACCATAAAGGCATATAGGAGGCATAAATTATGGCATCATTAGCAGAAATCCGAGCAAAGCTCAAACAACAAGAAGCCAATACTGGCGGAAACAGAGGACCACAAGGTCCCAACCCAATTTACCCATTTTGGAATATGAAAGAAGGCGAGAGTTCAACTCTACGTTTCCTTCCTGACGGTAACCCAGATAACACATTTTTCTGGGCAGAACGTTTGATGATCAAACTTCCATTTGCTGGAGTAAAAGGCGAAACAGACTCACGTCCTGTGCAAGTACAAATTCCATGTATGGAAATGTACGGCGAAACATGTACTATTCTTAATGAAGTACGTGGTTGGTTTAAAGATCCATCATTAGAAGATATGGGTCGTAAGTATTGGAAAAAGCGTTCATACGTATTCCAAGGCTTTGTAACTGACAATCCAATCTCCGATGACGAAGCACCTGAAAATCCAGTCAGACGCTTTATTATTGGTCCGCAAATTTTCCAAATCATCAAGCAAGCATTGATGGACCCAGACATGGAAGAATTGCCAACAGATTACACAGCAGGTGTAGACTTCCGTCTTAACAAAACTAGCAAAGGTGGTTACGCAGACTATTCCACGTCAACATGGGCTCGTAGAGATCGTCCATTAGGCGATGCTGAAATGAATGCTGTTAACACACATGGCTTGTTTAATCTAAGTGACTTCTTACCTAAGAAGCCAGATGAGACAGCTGTCAAAGTTATGCAAGAGATGTTTGAAGCATCTGTAGACGGCGAAGCGTATGACGCAGAACGTTGGAGTCAATACTTCCGTCCTGCAGGTATGCAAGCACGTACAGGCGACCCGCAAGTAGCGGCAAGTGCTAATGCAACAGCAACATCTCGTTCATCAGAGCCAGTAGCACCTGCGGCACCAGCTGCACCAGCACCGGCACCTGAACCAGTAGCAGAAGCGGCACCAGCTGCAGAAGCGACTCCTGCACCTGAAGGTAACGCAAGTGACATACTTGCAATGATTCGAAACAGACAGAGTCAATAATACTTAATGCTTCTACTAGTTAACCCGGATACAGAGATTCACGGTTTACCTGTCAACGTACCAAACGCTAGTAGAAGCAAAACTTTCATATAGGAGATAAAATGGCTAAATCATTTGACGTAAGTAAATTTAGAAAAGACTTAACAAAGTCTATTCAAGGCATGAGTAGTGGCTTTAACGATCCTACGGATTGGGTAAGCACAGGCTCTTATGCACTTAACTATCTTATTAGTGGCGACTTTAACAAAGGTGTTCCGCTAGGTAAGGTAACAGTGTTCGCAGGCGAATCTGGTGCAGGTAAAAGTTATTTTGCAGCAGGTAATATTGTAAGACACGCACAAGAACAAGGCATCTATGTAGTTTTAATTGACTCAGAAAATGCACTTGATCAAGCATGGTTAGAAGCACTAGGTGTTGACTGTGACGAATCAAAACTACTCAAGTTAAGCATGAGTATGATTGATGATGTTGCAAAAACTATTTCAACGTTTATGACAGACTACAAAGCAATGGATGAAGAAGATCGTCCTAAAGTGTTGTTTGTAATTGATTCGTTGGGTATGTTACTAACACCAACAGATGTTGATCAGTTTAACAAAGGTGATATGAAAGGTGATATGGGTCGTAAGCCTAAAGCACTAACAGCACTTGTTAGAAATACTGTTAACATGATTGGTGCTCATAACGTAGGACTTGTTTGTACTAACCACACTTATGCATCGCAGGATATGTTTGATCCAGATGATAAAATAAGTGGCGGACAGGGCTTTATATACGCTTCTAGCATTGTTGTAGCAATGAAGAAGATGAAGCTCAAAGAAGATGCAGACGGTAATAAAATCAGTCAAGTCATGGGTATCCGTGCTGGCTGTAAAGTAATGAAAACACGTTACGCAAAACCGTTTGAAGGTGTACAAGTAAAGATTCCTTATGAAACAGGAATGAATCCTTACAGTGGCATCGTAGAACTTTTTGAAGCAAAAGGCGTCATTGAGAAACAAGGAAACAGACTAAAATATATTACTATGGATGGAGAAGAGATCCTAGAATACCGCAAAAATTGGTCAGGCGAATTATTAGACAAAGTAATGTCTGATTACGCTGTAAAAGAGTCAACTGTGGTAAATACCTCTGAAGCAGACGAACCATTAGAAGAAGCTGTAACAGAGGAGTAATTATGGATTTGGAACAAGCGATTGACGTTTGGAATTTATTCAAAGAGTATGTTGACAAGAAACAAGTTGAATTAGTTGCCGAAAAGTTTGTTGATCACCTTGCCGATTACGGTGTAGACGATCAACAGATGAAAGAACTATTAGGCAACGATTCACATCTTGATGAAGCGATCGGCTACTATTTAGAAATAGATGACGTAGACGATTTTAATGACGAAGAGGAAGAGTGGGGTTAAGAATGGGTTGGTATAGTGAAGTATCCAGAGACGTTGGCAAAATACCTGATGCTGTAGCATTTTTTGAAGCTGAATTAGATGATGCTAAAAAAGAATGTAAGTTAACAGGCAACGTTGAAAAGGCGGCCGCATCTATGCCAGGCATTGTTGAACATCGCTTTAATCAACTACAAGAGATTGAAGCGATCCTATTCTACTTGAACATAGAGCTACGCAGATTGCGTAGCTCTTATTTCAAAAAATATCTAGAAAATTATCAACGAGCTTTGTCTAGCCGTGACGTAGAAAAATATGTAGACGGTGAAGCAGACGTTGTTGATTATGAAAAGATTATCAATGAATTTGCACTAATGCGTAACAAATGGTTAGGTGTACTTAAAGCACTTGATCAAAAGCAATGGCAAATTACAAACGTAGTTAAACTACGTGTGGCTGGAATGGAAGATGCCAGCCTTTAAAAAAGACGACGATAAATTAATTTACGAATACATTTGCGACACAGCACCAGATAACATGACAATGTTAGATGTTGGCGCTCGCACAGGTAAATGGTGTAAATCTTTTGTAACAGAATTTCCTAATGCAACATTTCATTGCTTTGAAGCATTACCAGAGCAATATGAAAGATGTGCAAATAGATTTAGGAAACATAACAATGTTACAGTACACAACTTTGTTATAAGCAATAATTGTAACGAAACAACTTTCTACAAAGATACAGACAGATTAGGTTGGAGTGGTTTAAGAAAACACTCCTATATGGAAAATTTTGAGGCTTTAAAATTACCTAGTAAAACACTAGACAGTTTTTATTTGCAACCTTATTTTATTAAACTTGATGTAGAAGGTGCAGAATTACTAGCACTACAAGGTGCATCATTTACAGTTAAATCAGCAAAAGTAATTTACTTTGAGTGTAACGAAATACACACAAAAGATTACTTATATGGTACTGACCAAATATACAATCAACTACGTAACTACGGTTTTACAGTACATGACAAACATCTAAATGAATTAACAAAAGACGAATTTGTACATCGTACAGCCGATGCAAGACGGTACGAAGATCCAAAAGGCTATGAATCTAATTTTATAGCATTGCATTAACTGCGTACATAAATATCTATATGGAACGCATTGTATTAGTCACTGGTGGCTTTGATCCACTACACTCAGGGCATATCGCCTACTTTAAAGAAGCAAAAAAACTTGGCACCAAATTAGTTGTTGGTGTTAACTCAGACGAATGGCTTGCTAGAAAGAAAGGCAAACACTTTATGCCTTTTCATGAAAGATGTTCTATTATAGAAGAACTATCCGTTGTTGATCAAGTTATAGGATTTAACGATGAAGATGATAGTGCATGTAATGCAATCTTTCAAACACTTAGTACACATAGCAACATTGAATTAATCTTTGCCAATGGCGGAGATAGAACTAACACAACAACACCTGAATATAAAACATATGGTGATATGCCAAATGTAGAATTTGTATTTGGCGTTGGCGGCGAACACAAAATGAATTCAAGTAGTTGGATACTTGAAGAATGGAAGAATCCAAAAACTGTAAGAAACTGGGGTTGGTATAGAGTATTAGATGATCAACCTGAAAAAGGATACAAAGTCAAAGAGCTTGTAATACTTCCTGGCAAAAGTCTAAGCGATCAAAGACACAAATATAGATCAGAGATGTGGTATGTTACACAAGGACAAGTAACTATGGCTATTCAAATTGAAGGCGACCCTATTTCAGGGTTTGAGTTGCCTGCATTAACTAATAGTTACAATATTGGTAGTAACGTATGGCACAAGGCAATGAATAATAAAGATGTACCAGCACATGTTATTGAAGTACAGTTTGGTGAAAAGTGTGTTGAAGAAGATATAGAAAGAAGAGATTAATGAAAGTATTCATAGGCTACGACCCAAGAGAAGATATGGCTTACCAAGTGTGTAAGCATAGCATATTAAAGCATCAACCTGATGCAGATGTACGCCCATTAGTACAAAAAGAATTAAGACAAGCAGGATGGTACAAGCGTCCTGAAGATAAACTCGCATCAACAGAATTTACGTTTACACGCTTTCTTGTGCCAGAGCTTACTAACTTCAAAGGTTGGGCAGTGTTTATGGATTGCGATATGATCCTTACCACAGACATTAAAGAATTATTTGATCAAGCAGATGACAAGTATGCTGTTATGTGTGTGCAACATGATTACACACCTAAAGAAGGTATTAAGATGGATGGACAAAAGCAAACTATCTATCCACGTAAGAACTGGTCAAGTGTTGTGTTATGGAACTGTGGTCATCCTAGTAATAGAGTTGTTGACCAAGATCAAGTTAACAGTTTAGAATTAAATGGTGCATACTTTCATAGGTTTAGTTGGCTACAAGATGAAGAAATTGGCGAACTAGATCATACATGGAACTACTTAGTAGGTGTGTACAACGATATTGAAAAACCTAAATTAATTCATTATACTGAAGGCGGCCCGTGGTTTGAAAATTATCGCGATTGTGAGTTTAATGAATTATGGAAACAAGAATTGTATGATATGTTTAAGTAAAAACAAAACAGATGAGTATGTAAACATGTATGCCAAAGGAGCAAAACTTCCTATATATGACTACACTTATGCTCACGAAAATAAAAAAGAACCTATACTAATACGTAGTTTAGCAAAGCGAAAACTTATCTGGAAATGTTTAGAAACTAAAAGAGAGTTTTATTATATGGACAGTGGTTACCTTGGTAATTACAAAAGTCCAATAAATGAAGGTGGATGGAAAATATTTCATCGTATAGTTAGAAACGGTCTACAACATAATGCAATAATTGAACGTCCTAGTGATAGATGGGAACAACTAGGAATGAAAATTGCAAAAAGAAAGAAGACAGGACGAAACATTTTACTTGTTATGCCTAGTGAAAAACCTTGCAAGTATTATGGTATAGACGCAGAACAGTGGAAACAAGAAACAATAGATCAAATCAAAATGCATACTGATCGTCCTATTGTTATTAGAGAAAAACCACCAAGACATATACGAATGACAAATACTATATACAACGAGTTAGACAATGCATTTGCAATGGTAACATATCAAAGTATTGCCGCTGTAGAAAGTGTACTGTATGGAGTTCCAGCATTTACACTTGCTCCTACAGCCGCTGATCCTGTTGCAAATAAGTATTTGTACAATTTAGAAAACCCAGAGCGATACGACAAAGAGTATATATACAGTTGGGCATGCCACCTAGCGTATGGTCAGTTTCATATTGGCGAAATGAAAAATGGAACAGCTCACGACATGATAATGGAGGAACATTATGGCAGTTAAGTACGTAGTAGTTCATAGAGCTGATAAAAACAATCTCGGTGATATGTCAAGTAACCCGTTGCAATATTATTTGCCGGAACACGAATACCAAGTAGTAGATATATTAGATCTTGCAACAGACAACTATCCAAGCGATGTCCCGTTAATTGCAGGAGGCGGTGGCCTTATTGCAAATGACTTCCTAGGAAATGACTTACAGTATGCTCTTAACAATAGTGATCAAAATGCACTAATGACACTTTGGAAAGAGTCTTGGAATGTTGTAAATCACAATAATATAGAAGCACGTGATGGATTTTTACGCAAATTACAACCACTTGTAAAAGAATATTTAGACAAGTTAGACAACAGTACAGCACCACGTATTGTATGGGGAGCAGGACATAACCAAGATACTAATAAAAGAGTTAAACGACCTGAGTGGCCAGATTGGTTAAGTAATTTTGATTTAGTTGGCGTAAGAGATTTTGGTCAACCATTCGAATGGGTACCTTGTGCAAGTTGTTTAGATGCAGCATTTGATAAAAATTATAGAATCAAAAATGATATAATTTGGTACGAACATAAAAAGCAATTAATAAAATCAAACCATTTTGGAAAAACACCAATACCAAGATATATTAATAGTGGTGCTAACATGGAGCAAACTATTGAACTTTTAGCTAGTGCAAATACTATTATAACAAACAGTTATCACGGTGCATATTGGGGTACATTGCTTGGTAAAAAAGTAATTGTAGCAGGACCTTGGAGTAGTAAATTCCATACACTAAAGCATAGAGTAACATTTATAAATCCTCAAGATAACTTTGAATACTTGTTAGACAGTGTTGCAACATACCCCGAGGCATTACAAGAATGTAGAGATGCAAACAATAATCATTGGCGGAAAATACAGCAATTATGAAGACAGTAGTAGGATATGCATCGGGTATACCAAACCCACACAAGAACCCACATAAGGTAGATATATTAAAAAGATATATTGACGGCGTACAAAAACACGGCGACAAAGGTATATTACATTATGGTAATAATATAATCGACAGTGACGTTAATTTAATACAAGGGTGGGTACATGCAGGCAGTCCATCTAGTCAACATTTAATTTTACGTAAACGTGCCCATGAGCAAAACATAAACAAAGGTAAACATAGTTTTATTGCTGACAGTAATCTTTTTAACTATGCTGTAGGAAAAATGCACAACATGCAATATTTACGATACAGCATGGACGGTGTATTCCCTACAACAGGTAACTACTTTCAAGACACAGTTAACCCAAAACGTTGGACACAAATACGCAAAGATCTTGGTATTAAAATGAAAGATTGGCGTCAATCGGGTGTACATGTATTGATATGTACACAACGTAATGGCGGCTGGAGTATGGGCGGACTTGATGTTGTTAGTTGGTTAAAGAACACAATTAACGAAGTTAGACAGCATACAGATAGGCCTATTGTTGTTAGAGGACACCCAGGAGACAAACATGCACCTAAGTATCTTAAAAGCAAAGATTGGCAAGTAAGTACAGCACCTGGACTAACACAGGACTTACTCAACGCACATTGCACTATAACGTACAACAGCAGTCCTAGTGTTGCAAGTGTTATCGAAGGCATACCTACGTATGTTACAGATCCTAATCCTCGTATTAGTCAAGCACATGCTGTTGCAAACACAGATTTGTCTACAATAGAAACTCCGCAAACATTTGAAAGACAAGATTGGATAGAAAAACTTGCTATGTGTCACTGGAACTTTGACGAGCTAAGTTCGGGAGAGGCATGGGCACACATGAGAGATTACGTATGATAACAATGGTAGGGTTTCCCCCTCCTGCATCAAAGCCTTATTTTCATTGGGCAAAAGGTATGGAAAGAGTTGGCGACCAATATGTGGTATGTGACGACTTGCTTAGTAAAACTGTGCGTAGAGCTGATGCTTATTACCAAACAAACGAACTAAAGCCAAAGTTCCTACATGGCGGCAGACACGCTTGGCACGGCAAGTATATGCTACACATACAGCAAGCAAACAAACCTTACATAGTCAGTGAAAGCGAACCATTTCGTGAATGTCCTGGCTGGTTACGATTTGGCTGGAATAGCTATCGTTGGTGCGATGCTAACTGGAATAATGAGAATGTAGGTCCTGAAAGATGGAATAGATTCCAAAGCCTCACAGGATTAAAATTTAAAGACTGGCACAGCCCGGGTCAGAATATATTAATAATGGGACAAAAAGAAGGTGACAGTAGTTTGGTAAGTATATACAAAGCAGGGTATGCAAGTATATACGACTACATTGCAGAACAATGTAAACTTATTAGACAATACACCGATCGTCCTATAGTTATTAGACCACATCCTCGTAACTTAGATAGAGGCGCAAAATTTGTTAATAAGATGTTGCAAGAGGTAAATGTTAAAAATATCTCAATGAGTCAAAACTTAACAAGAGGTGGATCACAAGGCGGAGAAGGACTAGATGCAGATCTAAGAAATGCTCATTGTGTTGTTACATATAACAGTTTGAGCGGAGTAGAAGCTGTAGTAAGAGGCATACCAGTGTTTGCACTAGATGGCGGAAGTATGGCATATCCAGTAGCACACACAGATTTATCACAAATAGAAAATTTAAATTACGATATAGATTTGCAGGAATGGAAAAACAAGATTGCATATTCTATGTGGAACAAAGAGGACGTACAAACAGGTGAATGTTGGTCTCATTTGAAGCAAGTATACTTTAAGGATTAAGAATGTTAAGAGAAATATTTACTAGGTTAACTAAAAGATGTGATAAGTTTCAACACTACTTTCCGTTATATGAAAAGCACTTTAACAAGTACGTAGGCAAAAGTCCACGCATACTAGAGATAGGTGTACGTGGAGGCGGCAGTTTACAAATGTGGCAAAAATACTTTGGCGAAGGTACATATGTACATGGTATTGACATAGATGCAAAGTGCAAAGCACACGAAGACATAGACAATAACATACATGTTACAATAGGAGATGCTACAGATCCTGTGTTTGTTGAAAGAGAAATGAAAGCACTTAACATAAGAGAATTTGATATTATAATTGATGACGGAAGTCACGAAAACCAAGATCAAATTACAACATTAAAACTATTTTACAGTTTATTAAAATCAGAAGGTGTATACTGGTGTGAAGATACTCACACAAGTTATTATCCAAATAGAGAAGACGGCGGCTACGGTAATCCAAAAAGTTTTACAAGTTATGTTAAGAATGTAGTAGACGTATTAAGTCATCATCATACAAGTCATGCTATAGGACACGGACCTATAGACGGACCACATGTACCAAAAAAGTTTGTAAAACCATTTAACGATATACAATGCGTAAGTTTTTATGACAGTGTAATTGTAATTGACAAAGGACCAAGATTGCATTTTAAACGGATTGTTAAAAAATGAATTCATGGGATGTCTTTGATACACTAATTGGAAGATTACATTTCCATCCGCACTCTATTTTTGACGAAGTAAGTAGTCGAATAGGTGATGCAAGTTTTAAAGACAAACGTATATCTGCATGGAAACAAGTTAAGAAAACATGCACTGATAAAACCTACAAAGAGATATATGACATACTAACTGAGTACGATCCACAAGTAGAATTAGACGTAGAGTTTGAACATAACTTTCCTATATATGAAAATATTATGAAGGTTAAAGACGGAGATCTATTGATAAGCGACATGTACTTGCCAGCAGACTTCATAATGAAAATGTTACGTAATGCCGGACTAACAGCAGATGTAAAGATAGTTGTTACAGCAGACGGCAAGAAAAAAGGTTGGATTTGGGATAGTATAAATGAAAACTATAACATCGATAATCACTACGGTGACAATGAAAAAAGCGATGTTAAGTCTGCACAAGCACACGGCATAAATGGTGTACTGTACACAGGATACAAACTTAACGATATAGAAAACTTTGTTTACAAGTACGATAGACAACTTGCATGTTGGATGCGTAGTGTAAGATTGATGTGTCCATTCAACGATGAAAGACATATTAAATTTTGGAACGATCAAGCAAATATTAACTTACCTGTACTAGCATTAGCAACATTAGAATTACCTGATACACCTATTGCATTTACATATAGAGATTGTTATAACTGGCAAAAGATATACGAAGCAATGACTGGTAAGCAAGGTCACAGACTAGATGTATCACGTAAAATGTATCTTACACCAAACGAACACTTTGCAAAATATATGGAGTTTGTTAAAGATATAGGCGCAACTATTGTAGATATGCAAGGTAAAGGTCGTAGTATACAAAGTTTTTATAATGGTAATCCTCCAAGCACAACATACATAGGAGGAAAGCCTCCACCATATGTAACACGTCTAGTAAACTACCAAACAAAAAGTATGGAAAAACATAATTGTTTTGAAGAAGGTCCTATTGTAGATTGGAATGAAAATGGTCCAATAAGAGGCAATAATGATCATCCTGCTGATGTAGCAGACATACATAAAAAAGCAGGTCAAGCCGCTACACGTTATATAAGACATTTTAATTTTAAAAAAGATACAAACTTATTGACAGAATTAGTTAAGTTATATGATACACATAATTTTACTAATAAGAATGTTAAATGGGAAAAATATAACGGTGCATGATGTTACAAGACATAGACTTACAAAGGACTTTTGGTCTAATGAAGTAGAGTGTTATCGTAGATTACAGTCTTGCGATAATGTTCCTAATCTAATTAATGCCAACGAAAAAGACTTAACAATAACAACAGCATATGCAGGAACAAGTTTGTTTATCTTAACAGCAGTACAAAAAAGACAAGGTAAAAAACTTATAATAGATAACCCAGTACAACAAGTTAGAACTTTTATCGATGCTTGTAAAGAACAAAACATTGTACATTTAGATTGTCATCCAGGTAATATATTACTACAAAATGGCAAACTTTCTTTTATAGATTTTGAAAAAGTTGCAATAGACGAAAAGACATTAACTACAAAATTACAAAAGAAATATTCAAAGTTTAAAACAAGAGGCGGTTGGGGCTGGATACTAAATAGATATACACAGTACTTCGAAACGTTCGACAATCGTATATGGTATAGGGACGATATACTAGAAAAAGGAATTAGGAAATATGGCCAAGCACTATAGTAAATTTACAAATAATTATACTAAAATTTATTACAAAGGTAAACTAATATCAGAAGGTTCACGTGATCCATTAGAACGTATACAAGCAATGCCTATTGACTTTAAAGATAAAACTCTATTAGACTTAGGTTGTAATTGTGGCGGTACAATGTTTGCTGTTGCAGATCAAATTAAACAAGGTTGGGGCTGTGATATTAATCCTGATGCAATTAGTTTTGCAAACAATTTAGCAAAAGAAAATAATATTGACAATGTTAGTTTTAGTGTTGCAGATTTAAACAATTGGCAAAAATATAATTTGCCTAAAACAGATATATTATTTGCACTAGCAATAGCAAAATGGGTTCCTACATGGAAAGAAATAATTACACACCTTGATCCTAAAGTATGTGTGTTTGAAGCACACGGCAAAGGAAGTATGGTACCTGATCAAGTTGCTTGGTTAACTAATCATTTTAAAAGTGTAAAAGTAATACTTGATGGATACGAAGCAGGCAAACGTAGACTTTATCTTTGTGTCCAGTAACTTTCTTTTCTATTAACCATTATATCTGAACGCTTACTTCTACCAGCATTCTTACGGGCACCTTTCATATGATCCATCCATTTACCTAGTTCGGTATTAATTAATGGATGTCCGCCACCGCCTGACTTTGCTTCACGCAAATACATTTGGGCACTGTAATCGTGACTTGGAAACTCTTTATATTTGTTAAGTACTTCTCCAAAGATATAACTGTCATGCCATTCTGGTAGTGTAAACATGCCGTTGTCTGCATCTTCATACATGCGTTCAAACTCTTTTAAGAATTCGTGTGCTACAGGATGATTAAGATTCAATCCATAGAAGCCGCACTCAGGCCATGTCTGTGAACCTTTGCCTCTGCCTACATATGTAATGTAATCATGTTGTGGTAATAAGTTTTTAAATTCTTTGTGCTTCCACGGTGAATGTATAAAAGTATCTGCGTCCATCCACACAACCCATTTACCTAGTTTACGTTCACATGCATCAAACACAGCATATACTTTATTAGCAAAACGTACAGCGTCCCACTTAAATTGTTTTTGCCAATCCTTACGTCCATTACGTGCAGGATGACTTGTAATATCTCCGTTTGCATGCGGTACGTCTTTGTATTTTTCTTTAAATGCATTTAGTTTTGGTAACACTTCTTTTGCATCTAATATTGTAATTTGTTCTGGATTTGGATTAGTAGGACTACAATTTTCTGCATACACAACTAACTTAACTTTGTGTTCAACATTCTCAGCAAAACTATCTATAAATCTTTGTCCATACAAACTTAGCCCAGGTTGATGGAAAGTTGTAACCACAGTTATATCATTCATGTACGATTCCTTTTAAATACTTATATAGGATATTTAACAAATGATTTTCTGCTTATACACTGATTATGGCGCACTAAACAGCCAACCTGTATTCCATGCATTCGCTAAGAGTGTTGCTGATGCCGGCCACACCGTTATCTATAATGAACCTTATAGAGTATTCGATCATTACGATAATTATGACGTTGCTGTTATATGGAGTGTGTTATGGAACGGTCGTATGGCAAATAACAAAACAGTTTGGGAACAAAATCGCATGTTAGGTAAACCTGTAATTGTGTTAGAAGTAGGGGCATTAAACAGAGGTACTATGTGGAAAGTAGGAGTAAACGGCATTAATAGAGATGCTTATTTTGCTCCTAAGAATAACACTGACGAACGTGCAAAGATGTTAGGTTTAAAATTGCAACCATGGACAAACAATGAAGACGGACCAATTGTTATTTGTTTGCAACATAACAAAAGTCAACAGTGGGCAAATATGCCGCCACAAGACAAATGGTTAGATAAAACTTTGTCGATTATACGTAAACGTACTGATAAACAAATTATTATAAGACCGCACCCAAGATGTTTAATACCTCCTTTTTCAGACAAATACAAAGATGTAAAAGTACAAAATCCAGTACGTGATAACGCAACATATGACGACTTTGACTTTGATATGTCCAATGCATATGCTGTTATTAGTTGGAGTAGTAACCCTGCTATACGAGCAATACTACAAGGTGTGCCAGCGTTTGTAGGGCCTAGTAGTTTAGCATATGATGTAGCACAACATGACATAAAACAAATAAACAACCCTATAAGACCTGACAGAACGCAATGGCTTAATGACCTTGCACATACTGAGTACAGCACACATGAAATAGCTGCAGGTTACCCATTAAAACACTTGACATCAAAACTATAATACGCTATAATATAGTATATACATAGGAGAACACCCTTGAAGCATACTATCGAAGATTGCCTTGAAATTGTTGCAGGACTAAGAGATGTGCCTGACCCTATCAGTATCAAGAAAGAAGATGCAACAATTATGTTTAGCATTGCAAAGCAAGTCCTTAGAGGATTAGGGCTCAGTGATAAACAACATGCACTTATGAAAACTAAGTTATTGAATTATAGCGATCAGCTGTTGGCAAATAATATTATTGTTGAAGAAACATTTAATAATCTAAGATATCCTTTACGCAGTATTGATAGAGCAAAGTATATAAAACTTGTTACTAAAGACGATATATTTACAGAACCAAAAAGCGAACGTTGGAAAGAGCAACTGTCAAATTTACCTTGGGTTAAAGTACGTTTCCCATTTAGTAAAAAATTAATTGTAAGATTGCAACAAATACCTATGTCAGCAAGTACATATGTTCATCCAAAAGGATCACATACACACTTTTTTGCACTTACCGAAAACGTAGTGTATGAAGTTATAGAAGCATTTAAAGATAATCATTTTGAAATTGATCAAGAGATATTTGACATCTATGATGAAATAGTTACTTGGAACAGAGAAGATTATGTGCCGGGTGTATTTAATGGTGAACTTAAAAACTTACCTCAAAACGTTATAGATGAAATTACTAATAGGTTAGGAAAACCAACAGCAAATAATATTCATTTGTATTATGACAAAAGGTTTGAATACGGCATTGTCGATATAGACGAGCCTATTAATGTTAATGGACAGTTAGTAACAGACATTGCTACTAGAGAAACACTATACAAATATATTAATAGTAAAGAAACCCCATTACAAGAGGTATTCAAAGCACTTAACGAGTTGGACAGTTATCCAATTAATATACTTGTTGACGATGAAAGTGCATTTGATATACTAACACAAACACACCAACTAGTGCGTAACTATATTCCTAACGAACAAATTACTGTATTGTATAGAAAGGATTCGCACTCAGATAAAAACGGTTATAACCAATATATTAAAGATAACAATTTAAATACTCCGGTTGACAAAGACACAAAAATAGTGTATACTCTAAAGAGTAAGGTAAACAAGCCACTTGCTAAGAGTGACTGTTTGCCTAATACCGCGTTATCCTTTTCTACAGAACGACATTCTATTTCGGGTGATATATCCAAAGATGTTACTTTGTATATTGAGTATAGCGATAAAGAACCTATTTGGAGAGACTGGAGAATGAATCCTTAATGGCAACATGTAGACTAATAATTGAAGATGAAGTAAACATTAAACTAGAAGGCCTAGAGGTTGACGTACGAAGGAAACTTTCTAATGCTCTTAAGTTTGAAGTGCCATATGCAAAGTATATGCCACAATATAAACTTGGTCGTTGGGATGGTAAAGTTGCTTTCTTTGGTATCGGCGGCACTGGTTACGTTAATCATCTTGATACTGTTGTTGAAGTATTGCAAAAGAATAATGTACAAATAGCAGACATTGATGACAGACGTATACCTGTACAATTAAACTTTCCACAAATTACAGAACGTTATTGGGCCGACCAAGATGTAGTGTGGCCTAAAGGACATCCAGCAGAAGGCGAAGAAATTATTCTACGTGATTATCAAGTAGAAGCAATTAACAATTTTTTAAAGCACCCGCAAAGTTTACAAGAAATTGCAACTGGTGCAGGTAAAACTATTACAACAGCAACATTATCACATATAAGTGAGCCATACGGACGTAGTCTTATTATTGTGCCTAACAAAAGCCTTGTTACACAAACAGAAGAAGATTATGTTAACTGTGGCTTAGACGTAGGGGTGTACTTCGGCGACAGGAAACAATTAGGTAAGACTCATACTATCTGTACTTGGCAAAGTTTAAACATACTTGACAAGAAGCACAAGGATGGCTCGGCTGTATTAAGTCTAGCAGAGTTCCTAGATGGTGTAAGCACGATCATTGTCGACGAAGTACACCAAGCGAAAGCAGAAGTACTTAAAAATTTACTTACACGTAATTTAAAGAATGCTCCAATCCGTTGGGGACTAACAGGAACAGTACCTAAAGAAAAATTTGAATTTGAAAGTATTCATGCTAGTTTAGGTCCTGTAATTGGAAATATTACAGCAAAGGAATTACAAGACAAAGGTGTACTATCTTCGTGTCATGTTAACGTTTGTCAATTAATTGACACTGTTGCACACAGAGATTATCAATCAGAATTAAAGTACTTAACAACAGACACAGCACGTTTAGAGTACGTAGGCAAATTATTAAACACAGTAAAAGATTCAGGCAACACACTTATATTAGTAGATAGAATTAGTGCAGGTGAAGCACTAGCAGAATTGATCCCAGGATCAGTTTTTGTGAAAGGCGATGTTAAATTAAAAGATCGCAAGGAGGCATATGATGAAATCAATGAAGGAACTAACCATGTGGTTATCGCAACATACGGGGTCGCGGCTGTTGGTATTAACATACCGCGTATTTTTAATCTTGTTCTCATTGAGCCTGGCAAAAGTTTTGTCAGGGTAATACAAAGTATAGGCAGAGGCGTTAGAAAGGCAAAGGACAAGGACTTCGTACAGATATGGGACATTACATCAACATGTAAGTTTGCGAAGAGACATTTAACACAACGAAAAAAATTCTATAAGGAAGCCCAATATCCTTTCACGATAGAAAAAATTGACTGGAACTAACATATGAGAATACTAACACTTGAAGACAAAACATTTCATCTAGATAAACTGCCAGATGAAATTGACGAAGATATACGTTTTAGTGTGCTTGACAATTCAGATCCAAAGGAACCAGATTTCTTTTTTATTCCTTTGATATTCCTAGAGTCGTTCAGCGCACCTGCAATGGTACTTAATATAAACGGACACGAAATTACATTACCGGTTGATTGGCATATTGCTGTTGGCGATTCGGAAGCTGGTATGGATTTAGAAGTACTACCACTAACAAGTTTAAATGACAGAGGCTTTGAAGCATGGCTGTTTAATCCATTGTCAGGATTTAAGTCAGACTACGGTAAAATAGAAATAGTAAACTTTTACAATGATGTAAAATGGTATTTCCCTAAAATGAAAAACGGACAACTATTAAGTATGCCACTTACTAATAATGATCAATCAGAGTGCATATTTGTTGCCAAAGATATTACAAGACAGAGTGAAGTTATTGAATACGCTTCGTTAATATAGGAGAATAACAATGGGAATAAAAGCAGGTAAAGTATGGGGATCAACAGAGCTTATACATGCCAACGGTGTACTAGAGTTTCACCGTATAGAATATAAAGCAGGCTATAAATGTTCAGAACATGAACACCAGTTTAAATGGAATGGCTTCTTTGTAGAATCAGGCAAAATGATTGTACGTGTTTGGCAAGAGGATCAAGGACTGTTAGATGAAACAATTCTTGAAGCAGGAGACTTTACACAAGTTAAGCCAGGCAAGATACATCAGTTTGAAGGCTTAGAAGATGGTGTAGCATTTGAGCTATACTGGGCAGAATTCAATCACGATGATATCGTAAGGCGTACAGCAGGGTCCGAAGTGTAGAATGTATTCACTGAAGTATATCGAAGAGCTTCGTGTAATACATGCTGATCGCAGTCGAATAAAAGGCTTCGGTGGAAAGACCAAAAACCTTGGCAAGTTCCACAAGTATGTTGAACAATGGCAACCTTTGTCGCTACTGGATTACGGATGCGGCAAGGGCGGTATACTATCTGACTTAGAAACACGTTATAGAAATATTAAATGTGTAGGCTACGATCCTGCTGTTCTTATGTTTAGTAATGAACCTACAACTGTAGAGTGTGTGTTTAGTAATGATGTACTAGAACACATTGAACCCGAATATCTGAATCAAGTTCTTGATCATATAAACCAATTAAGTACAAAGTATGTATGGTTACGTATTGACACAAAACCAGCACGTAAGAGATTAAGTGACGGCAGGAATGCACATTTAATATTAGAAGATCAAACATGGTGGACAGAACAAATTAGTAGATATATAGACGGTACTGTGGTTTATAATAATTTGAATAATAAAGGAAAATTAGATGTCGCAATCGAAAAATAAAATGATTCCTGGAGAAGCATTAATATACGAAAGAGCAGACGGAGTTGTATATGCAAGATATAGAGATGCTCCGCATAGAGATATTCCACGTTGGATTATAGGTGGCGATCCTGCAGGTGTTGCCAGAGCACAAGGTGACTTGTTAAGTTATGCCGAGTGGCAAGAACTATGTGAGCTGTCTTTGACTTATCCAACTTTAAAGAAGTTATTAGACCAAGTAGTAACAACTTACTATACTGTTAAGGATACACATTGATACATCATGAACCATGTGTGTCTAAGTTGACACTTATACAATTAGAGCGTAGTAGTAAACTTCTAGCACAAGAAGTATCGCAACGATTTGATGAGTTCTATCAAACATTTCCTACAGGGTATATGAAGTTTGCAGAAGGTAGCCGTAGTACAGAGTTGTATGAAGCATACAATGTGTTCCTATGTCATTACCCAGGGTTTACTGATCTATATAGGCAAATTGTAACTACAATTAAATCAAAGATACCGAACTATCAAGATTATGCTCTAGCAGGTTGGGTCAACATTTATAACAAAGGTGGCTACTTAAATTGGCACAAACACGGTCCTGAGAATCAAGTACATGATGGCAGATGGCACGGGTATGTTGCTGTTAATACTGAGCCTAGTCAAACTCTTTATAGAGATAAAGAAGAAATTATTAAAACAATTGATAACAAAGATGGTTACATAACACTTAGCCCAGCAGGACTATATCATCGTGTTAGCGAATGGGAAAAGGATCAACCTCGTATTACAATAGCGTTTGATGTTATTAAACGTGAACAGATAGATCCTTTATTATTAAACAGATGGATACCAATAATATGAGACATAAATTAGCAGGCGTACTATTCTTACTATTAGGAATATACTTTTTAATACCAGACTTAATGCCACCTTCAATGGGTGCAGGTGCGGCAATGGAACACGAAATGACGACACATAATAATACATTATTAGGCATTGGCGAAATGACTTGGATGTGGTTTACAATGGCACTAGTACATTTTATTATACGTGATTGTAACTGTAAGGAGTGTTGTAAGTGAGAATAATTGCAGGACCATGTCAGCACGAATCATTACCACAAAGTTTAGAGATTGCTAAAGAGTGTAAACGAGTATGTGACAAGTACGGCATTGAATACTACTTCAAAGCAAGTTACGATAAAGCTAACCGTACAAGCGCAAATGGTGTTCGTGGTCTAGGATTAGAAACAACACTAACAGACTTCTTAGCACTTAAAGTAGAACTAGGTGTAAAGACACTAACTGATGTACACGACTACGTACAAGTAAACCGTATTGAACGTGAGTTTAAAGATGCTGTTGACGTTTATCAAATACCAGCATTTCTTTGTAGACAGACTGACTTAATACAAGCAGCTTGTGCTACAGATAAAATTGTTAATATTAAGAAAGGCCAGTTTATGGCGCCTTGGGATATGAAAGGTGTGATAAGTAAAACTGAAGAAGCAAAAGAAGTTTGGATAACTGAACGAGGAACTAGTTTTGGATATAATACTCTTGTCGTGGATTTCACTGGTCTACAGTATATGCTTGATAATTATGATGTGCCTATCGTGTTGGATGGTACTCACGCCGTACAAAAGCCGGGAGGACAAGGTGACTCTAGTGGCGGTAATCGTAATTATGTGCCTGGGATCACTCGTGCTGGGGCTGCTATTGGGATCGACTCCTTCTTTATGGAAGTACATGCTGAGCCTGATGTAGCACCAAGTGACGGACCTAACATGCTATACCTAAAAGACTTTGAGGAGGTAGTACGTGACATCATCAGCTATTCTTATACCCGCTAGATACGGTAGTACACGTTTTCCAGGAAAGCCACTAGCACCACTACATAACATTCCAATGGTACGTATGGTGTACGAACAATGTCGTAAGTCTGGCATTGATACATATGTTCTAACAGACGACATGCGTATCTTTAACAGGTTTGGTCCTGAAGTATGTTGGATCGAAGAAGAACATATTGCACCTTATAAGAACGGTACTGAACGATGTGCAGGTGCTATTACTAAATGGGACAAACTAAAAAAGTATGACCAATTTATTAATGTGCAAGGCGATATGCCTGACGTATCAGCTTATATGATACAAAGTGTATACCATCAATTAAAACATTATCAAGTAACAACAGCATTTACAGATATGCCTCCATGTATGCAAGGTGATCCTAATACAGTTAAGATGATACGTGCTGGAGATCAAGCACTATGGTTTGCTAGAGGTATTACAGGATACGGTGATTGGCACTTAGGCATATACGGATACAAACGTAAAGCATTAGAAATGTACCCTAGCCTTGCTGTTCCAGAAGAGGAAACTATAGAACAATTAGAACAACTCCGTTGGTTAAAAAACGGTTGTAATATTGGCTGTTTGAGTGTACAATATAATGGAGTAGAAATAAATTCACCAGAGGACGTAGAAACATGGC